TATCTTCACAATAAACAAACATAGCATTAGCTAAAATCTGAGAATTCTTTACAGAGAAATGATCGTCTTGATAAAAACTTCCATCGACATCTTCAAACATGCCTTCAGGTGGAGTCCACTCTCCTTCAGGTACATCAGGTGTGTCTACAGGATATATAGAAAACTTTTTAGTGTTATCATATATCTCTCTAATTGTTGCTGGATCTGTATACACATGTAAAGAAAAATGTGTTTCCATTTGTTTCTTTGGACTCTTCTGCGCTGCGTATATCATTGTGTCTAAGTCTTCTTGAGGAATTTCTTTTGATAGATCCCAATTCCTTTGTGCTTTTTTAGTTGAATCAACCGCTTGCTTGATCGTATTGTTCACGTTTTTGTCTCCTTTTATCTGAGTTTAAATTTAGATTCACTACTTGTATATCGTTCTCAAAGTTTGAATCTCTCTTTATTTCTTTTGGTTCGTGGAACTCTTTCAGTTCCGGGTATATATCAAATAGACCCATTGCCCATGCTGTTCCTCTGTATTTTTCATCAACCATTAATAGGTAATCTAACGCGTCTTGATGACCAAGGCCATGATTAGATTCTCTCAATACATTCTGTATATCAGGAAAACCTTCATACAACGGAATAAGTTTATCTTTAAGTTTCTGTGGTAATACATTAGCACATATTTTAGCTGGGCCTCTAATGTTTGACCAATTGATTTGCTTTATCATATCACCGTTATCTTTAGCCCATTCTATTAATCTATGAAAACGAAGTACTGACAAAAATGATATAGTTCCATTTATATTTATTGTTACATTTGGATATATACTAACATGTCTCATATTTCGTACAATGTTATCCCAGTTAGATCTACGTCTTATATAATCATTTTCTCTTTCTATTCCATCTAATGATACCGTGAATTCGAATTGATGAAAGTGAGGAATAAACGTTGATATCTTTATTTTTTCAAACTCTAGTACAGACATATTCGTTTGGTACTTAAGCATGATCTCTTTAGCATGGCCTGTTTCAACAACTGCTTCCAATAGTTTATAAAACTTTTTCATGACTAAAGGTTCACCACCAATTAGTTTTAGATTATATATGTATGGAGCCATATCAGCAATTTGATTTATAACCTTATCAATAGTATCAGCTTTAGGCGTAGGTATATGTTGTTTAGAATAATCTGAGAAAACGTTTTCTTCTTTAAGATAATCTGAATGCATTGTAGTAAGACGTGTACTAGAATCATATGGTATACACATATAACAATCTAAGTTACATTGATTGCCAAACACCTTTACTTGTACTTCAAATATTCTATCTTCTAAATGAACAACGCCATTCTTTCTAAATTCATCTACAGTTCTACGTATCCGTGGCCAAAGAATATGATCATTAGTTTGAATCTTTAAAGAAGCCTGTCGTCTAGATCTTCCATACTCTTCTTCTTGGTGTCTACAATTATAACATGTATGACTTGCTTGCTTAAGATCAGAACCAACAGTAGTCATCTCAGTACGTAATTCATTTAATCTTTTATCTCTGAGAAAGTACTCCATTAACTTAGTGTTTTTAATGTTAGGTCCAACTTGTTCTTGAGCCCATGAACACGGTAAGAGTTCTCCTAGTGTACTAGTATACGCTAATGAGAACGGTGCAGGGCAAAACCATATCTCTTCATTCTTAACTTGATTATCTAAGTTAGGAACATTCTCAAACCATTTAGTAGTGTCTACTTTGCCTTTACCTAAGAATTTATCTCCAGGTCCGCCTTTAGTCATATGATTATCTAATTTCTTGCTCACTAATATTTCTCTGTAGGCTCTACCAATGTTAACATATCAATTAATTCTCTCTCACCTTGATTTGTATATACTTTTTCTGTAGCTTCAACTACTTGTAACTTTCTCTTGTGCTTCGGTATATAAAATTCTTCTAACTCAGGGAATACTTCAAATAGATTCATTTCCCATTTAGTCCCTTTATAGTATTTATCAGCATCTAACATGTAGTCAAATACCTCTTGCATATCAATACCAGGATCGTTAGGCAGTGAGAGCGCTGCTTGAATATCAGGCCATGCAGCATACTTAGGAAGTAAATCTTTTTTAATTTTCTCTGGTAGGTTATTCACTCTCAAGTGTATAGGCATTTCTAATAGAGCCCAGTTTATTTGATCGATGATAGGATTGTCTAAACAAAAATCAATCACTTCATAAAATCTCATTACACTTAGGAAAGAAACTAATCCATTAAAGTCAACATTGACATTATCATATCTTCTGCAATACTCAGTATTCTTTATAACCTTCTTCCAATCTGTTCTTCTTCTCATGTATTCAATAGTTTTACCTACACCATCAACAGATGCTACCATACAAACAAGTTTGAAGTGAGGTATGTAGTTAAAGATATTATGTTTGCCAGCCTTTGTTTCAGTTAGGTTTGTTTGATACTTGATTATAATATGTTTAGCTTCATCTTTGTCTATCAATCTCTGTAATAACTCATAATGTTTTTTCATAATGAGTGGTTCACCACCGATGATCTTAATGCTTCGTATGTATTTCGACATAGAAAGTGTTTGTTCTATCATAGACTCTACATTATTACCAGTGATATTACCATTAGTAAAATGTGAGCTAGCATTCTTTGATAATGGAATCTTAGCCTTTACACTAATGCCATCCTTAATGTCCTGTTCATCAGGTTGAAAGTATTGAACATCTATATCTTGATCTCTCTTCCAAGCTGAGTTACCAAATATTGAATCATTCCATACACCTTCGTTAGCAACCTTTTGACGTATTGAAGAATTGTCATGCATACACATATAGCAATCTAAGTTACACTCATCACCGTAAACCTTTAATTGAACTTCAATCATTCTATGTTCCATAACATATTGGCCAGTTGCTTTAAACATCTGAGCTGATTGTTCAATCATTTTCCAATAGTCTGGTTCATTAGTATGTATTTTCATGCAAGCTGTTCTTCTAGATCTACCATAACGTTTTTCATCACTGATACATCTCTTACATGTTTTCTTTGTGGTCTCAAATTTAGAATTAGGATCTAACATCTCAGCACGGATCTCATTCATATATGTGCTTTCTTCCATCCAGTGTTGTAAGGTTGTATCTTTTACAGTATGTTTTGGTAATCCATTTCTGCCATCTGCTTTTGCACCAAAACAACATGCTGCATATGATCCATCCATTTCAACATACAATTGATTAAACGGAATGTCACAAAAGAATATCTCTTGATCTTTAGCTTGTTGCCCGATCGTACCTTTATCAAGTACATCTGGATTATAGTTGTAGCTATTCTCTGGATTGAGTTGATCTTGAAACCATTGTGATGAATCAACTTTACCATCTAGTAAAGACAATTCGAATTCGTGATCGCCTGGACCACCTCTAGTCATAAATTTAGGAAGTTCATTCCATTCATCTACATAATCCTTCAGGTCTTCACTCCATTCTTGTTTCTCTTGATCACTCATTCGCCAATTCCTCTAATAGTTTCATATTTTAATTCAGGATCTAGCCATATAGCTGATAGCCTACTTATAGGATCAACCTCATTAACTACATCATTCTTTTTAATTGCATTATATAAATCTGAAAACGCCATCATATTTTGTTCGATTTGATTTAAACCACTCATTTGATAATCAGCACACATAGGAAGAAATATCTGTACAGGAATTCCGCTCTTAGCCCACGCGCATGATGAGTAAGGTGTTGAATTAAAAATACAACCAACAGTATTACAACCACCTACAACAACATTTTGAATTTCATAACCAAACATGCTAACCATATTTATAATGTCTTCAACACCTGTTCCGTCATCAGGATCAATATTTAACCATTGGTGTTTGCCTTCCAAATCAGACATCTTTTTTAACTCATTCATTTTGGTGTGCTTATCAGTTTGATCAGATACTATAAGTAGATCATAGATTGGATCATCAACTCCATTAAAGAGTAATCCTTTTAAGTATGAATAGCGAAGTTCGTTGGTCATCTCATCACCCATTATAGGGCGGCCTTCGAAGTCAATTAACATTATAAGAGTTTTAGGTTTTAACATCAAGTATATTATATCATAGTTTAGTTTATTTGTACATCTTTATACCCAGTTTATTACGCTCTCTGGCTCTGGTTTTAGATCTTCTTTATGCAACACTTGGTTAGTTCTTGCCATAAATTCTCTTCTAGATTCTTTACAGTTTCCAAGACTCATAAGCAATAGTACATCATGCTCTACCCATGGTAAGTCAGTCCATTCTTCTATATCAGCTGGGAAGCAAAGTATAGTTGAAGCATCTATTCCTGCCTCAATAGCGAATGCAGTTAGGTTAGCTGCAAACATACCTACCTCTATAGAAGTACCTCTTGCTATTGATGGCAAAGCATCTGCATGCATCTGTTCATAATAGTCACCTTCTTTTACATTTTTCTGATACATAGCATTACCCATCTCAACTCTTTGAGTGATAACTAAAAGATACGGTGCAGATGTTAGATGATCAAAGTATATGTTTGTACCGTCTTGATCATCCCACTCTTTAAACTCATTAAACTCAGAGCCGGGTATCATTGTTTCATTAGTTTTCTTTTTATTCTTTTTTGATTTGTTCCATACTGATACTTTTTCAGCTTGTTTGTCAGGGCCTAATACGTTTACCTGATAAGGCATAAAGTTATTCTTTGAAGGTGTAACCTTCCATGCCTTCCATAATAGTTCTTCAATAAGCTTCTTTGCAGGAGCTACATCAGAGAACGTCATGATGTGTCTTCTTTTACTTAATTCTGTTAATTGATCCATGCATCTTCTCCTAGGTTAAATAAATTTAAATTTTCCATCTCTTCTAATAGTGTATCCCAATCATCATTTAAAGGATTGAATATTATTTGAACCCAATATTTATCCTTTGGTTCATTCCACCTTACCGTATGTACATGGTTTGGTCCATTATGTAGAATACCTATTACATTATTATCTTTGTCACATCTGTATTTATGCTCGTACACAACTCTACTTTCATCCTTTTCATCTCTATTATAATTACTTAAGTATTGTAGCGCATAGTCTTTCCCTAATTCAAATGGAAAGATCATATGAAATCCAGTATCTGTATGTGGTATAAAGTCTACGCCAGCTGATTGAACACTTAAGTAAGCACGTACCTCAGCTTTTGGTAGGTTATCTGGGTCTTGTATTCCAGTCATTACAGTTTGAGTATCACTACCATGCATTAACTGTTTATTAAGTATGTTATACACTGGATGATCTGCTGGTATCCTATGATGTGTAATACCTTCGAACCATAATTCTCCTACTGGCTTTTCTGTTAAAATATTTAAATACCAATCAGTATTCTTCACTGATTCTACTACTCCTTTAATCTCTGGTAATTCTACACAATAAGATTCTTTAGGCCGAGTACTCTCGTAGTGTGGTATAAGTTCTGGGAATACATCTAATACATCCATTTCCCACTGAGTTCCTTTATAAGATGCATCCATAGCTTGACAATATTTGTATAATTCTACAGCATTAAAGTCTGGTTCAGGAGGCATTCTCAGAAGGGTGGCAATCTCTTTAAGGTGTGGAATGTCTTCATATATAGGAATTAATATATCCTTTATATTATCAGGAAGGTTATTTGCTTTCATTTGAGCTGGCATATCTATCCGCCACCAGTTGTGGTTAAAGAGTGTGTTGTTCACACTTAACTTGTTCAGCTTATATAAATGCAATACACTAAAGAATGTAACTACAGAATTTAATTCAATATCAACATTCTTATGTTTGTTTAACATTTTTATGTTTTTTACAATCTCGTTGTAACTAGATCTTCTTCTAATATAATCATTGTACTGATCAACTCCATCAATTGATACAGTTATTAGAAAGCTTTTAAAATGTGGTATGTAGTCAAAGATGTTATGCTTACCAGCTTTAGTTACAGTTCCATTTGTTTGATATTTTATTTGCATGAATTTAGATTCACCTGACTCTATTAACATATCTAATAATTCATAATGTTTCTTCATAACAAGTGGTTCACCACCAATAATTTTTAAATTCCAAATGTGTGGTGCAAGTTTTACAATTTGTTTATTTATTTGATCAACTGGTTTCTTAGATGCTGCAATCTTTGCTTTCGCTTCTCTTTCGTCTTTCGGACCCCATACAACTTCATTCCACACACCTTTTTTAAATGCCATAGTACTTCGCATTGAAGAACTAAAGTGA